CATTATCAACAGCTTGTTCAACAACCTCCTGGGTTGTAGAAATTTGTGCTACCTCTTCTGAAGCTTTAACTTCTTCTGAAGCTTTCATTTTTTGTTCTTTTTCCATTTTAGCTTTTTTGGCTTCTTTATTTTTATCTTTCATGATAACAGCCATTTTATTTTTGTAAGCAGAGAAAGATTCGTCATTCATATCTTTGATATCTGCTGCTAAAACTTTACGCTCGTCATCATTCAATTCGTATTCTTCATCAAATGAGGCCATGCGCATATTGAAAGCTTCTTCTTGAGCTTTAGCGACTTTTTCAGCTTCTAATGAAGCTAATTTTTGGGTAAGTTCTTCGAGTTGTTTTTTAACAACTTCTTGTTCAGAAGCAAGAGCGGCTGCTTTTTCATTAGCAGCTTTGAGTTCATTCTCTTTTTCTGATTTTTCGGCTACGAATTGATCGTTAGCCTTTTTGATTTCTTCTGCTACAAATTCAGTAATAGAACTAGCTGTTACCTCTTTAAGCAGTGCATCTGTAATATCTTCAATTTTGGTTATTTTCATATATATCCTCTCCTTTTTTACATTTAAAGTGTCTTCTTGGGAAATATTATTTTCTGAAGCCTTATCCTCCAAGGGTAATTCTTCAATTTTTTGTTCCTCTGAACTTTGATTTTCATTGATTTTTAATTCAACTGGACCTTCAGTTTGTACGGCTACACCCTGCACATCGGCGGCTGGGTTTAGGGTTAATCCTATGCCTAGAGGAACTACTTTGCCAAGAACTTGTCTGTAAATTGATTTATTATTATCTAATTTTCCTGTACCACCATTAGATCTTAATTTACTGGTATATTTTTCAATTTCTGTAGCATCAGATATGACTTGGGCATTTTCAATATTCTTTTCGCCACCATCTAATACTACTAAATTATAATCATTAAATCCTAATTCCCAACTAGCACTAATACTCATATAATTTTCGCTAGTAGGATCATTACTTTCTTCTATTTGTTCTGCTAAATCTTTATTAACAACTTTCCATATAACTCCACCAAGAGTAATATTAAATGGGGCTTTCATATCTTTAACATCTAATTCTGCTAAACTTTCGTTTGAGCCAAATTTACTAAAATTAGCAGATACAATGCAACCAATAACTTGATTACGATTATGCTCAATATTAATTGGTTTATTAATGAAATTCTTTGTAACTTTAGCTGCTGTTGCTCCATCCATAACATCACCATTCTTATTAACTCTATTTACTACGCAAGCATCAAAAGCAATAGGAAGAAGATCAACGTTATCTTCTGTATTAATATCTGGTAAAAATTTTCTTAATTTATTAATAGAAGCAAGAGATAGATATTTATCCTTCTCTTCACTTACTACTGGGCGAATTTTAATATTTGCAAAAATTGATTCAAATTTATGTTTTTTCATAATTATATATTCTCCAAACCGTATATTACACGATCTTCTTCATCATCGAGATATAAATCATCAGGATTATTAAATTCAAAATCATTTAAATCGTATGATTTGATATCTTCGTCTGCTTTAATAAAATCTTCTACGCTAGGATTAAAGCTTGCTTCAATAATATAATTATTATTAATTGCTTTTGATAAATTACTATTTGCGCCAATATAAGAAGATACTCCATTTACCATTCTAAGAAACATATTAATTCTTGCAAAAGCTATTTGATTGAAATTTTTTTCAGAATCAATAACATTATTTTTATAAACTTTTTTTAATTGAGCGAATGTAACTTTTTTAGGATTATTGGCGTTATGTTCTTTTGCTTTAGCTTTAATTGTATTTAATATCTTTTTTGAAAATTCTATTGCTTTATCGTTTTTTATAGTTTTATTATCGGTTTTAATTTGTTCAAAACCGTAATTCTCAGAATTATAATTCATCCTAAATATAAATACACTTAAATTTTTAATTTATGGTGTAAATTTAGATGAAAGGCATAAGGCTCATGGCTAAAAATCAAGTTATTCATAATGTTGAAGATTTATTTATTGGGCCATGTCCAGCTAGTGGTTATCATTTTATTAATTATTCTGGTGGTCTGAATAATAATCATGAAGATTTTCCTTATGTAACCTATGAGACCTTTCAACCAATAAGTCCAAATCCAGGAGTTATAAGTAATATTATAACTAGAGATAAGAATCAAAATACCTTTCCAAGAAATCATAATCTTCTAAAAAGATTAGATAGAATACAAAATATATCTTATGACATATCAACAAATCGAACAGTTATAAATCAAATTGGCAAAGCGGCTTCTGTTGATAGAATACATTTAAATAAACCTCAAGTTAACCTTTCGTTTTCTTATATACTTTCTTCATTGAGAAATGAAGCTAGAATGGGATTTAATGTAAATTATCCAAGATTAGATTATCCATACACAGGAGATAAATATCATTATAGGACTGACCGTGAAGATCCCCTTTTCCTTTTTTCTGGATTTTTAGATAGAGATTATTCAAAAACCTATCCTCAACTTTCTGATCGTGGAGAGGGAATTAATAGTGATTCTTTATGTTACATCTATACAGGGTTAGAAAGTCCAAATCCAAATTTTATTTCTCAAAATATTCCATTTTACATTGGAAAAAATATAAATCCATTTCTTCAATTTGAAGATAATATAGACCTTGCTGCAGGTTTTTATCATTCATTTTTAATAAGAAATCGTGGAGTTGTTACTGGTTGGGGTGATAACACAGAAGGACAATTAACAAATAATCTAAATTATAATAATGCGAACGGACAGTTTACAGGAAATTGGAGTAATACAACTTTAGGAAAATTAAATAATGTTAAAAAAATTAGCACAAATTATTTACATACTTTAGCTATACTTTCTGACAATACAATTACTGGTTGGGGACCAAATGATGAAGGTCAAGCAGTTGGAACAACTGGATATAATGATAGTAATTATTTATTTACTGGAAATTGGAGTGATACTCCAGTAAGCAAAATTACTAACGCAAGTGGAATTAGTGCTGGCGCATATCATTCTATTGCACTTTTGAATAACAAAACTGTTACTGGTTGGGGAGACAACTCTTCTGGTCAAGCTCTCGGTGGTAATAATTTAACTAATATTATCGGAATTTCTGCAGGAGGATACCACTCTTTAGCTATAAAAAATATTAATAACGGAACTATAACTGGTTGGGGAGATAATGATTATTTTCAATCATCAAGTGGTAATAATTTAACTGGTGTAAGGATGGTAAGTGCTGGGCATTTTCATTCATTTGCTCTTTTGAATAATGGAAAAGTTACTGGATGGGGTTGGAATGATGATGGTCAAGTAGCAGGTACAACAAATTTAAATAATACTGATGGAATATTTACTGGAAATTGGAATAATACTCCAGTTGGACAATTAACTGGAGTAAAGTCAATTCACGCAGGATGGTTTCATACTCTTGCTCTTTTAGAGAGTAATAAAATTACTGGATGGGGATTTAATAACGTTGGACAGCTAAACGAAAATATTTCTTATAACAATGCAAACGGAGTTTTTACAGGAAATTGGAGCTCTACAATTGTTGGATCTTTTGAAAATGTTACAAGTATTGATACAAGTTATCAAACTTCTTTGGCTTATATAGCGTCTAATATAAAAGAAATTACTGGATGGGGAGAAGAAGATGTTAATTATGATTTGATTGATGTTTCATCTGCGTCACTTACGACAGAATACGATTGTATAACAACAGATCCATATTGGCCATTAACAACAAAAGATAAAAGAAATATTTTTATCTCAATTTCTGAAGATCAACAAGATCAAAATGAAAATTTATATGAAGATTTTATAAATCCAGATGATCAAACTTTTATAGCAAGAAGTGCTAATAAAAGATCTAGAACAAATAGAACAATAGGATTTGGAAATTGTTATCTTGCTTCTTATAATCAGAGCGCTTCTGTTGGGAATTTTATAACTGCAGAAGTTAATTATATTGGAGAAAATATGTTATTTCAAATGAGCGGAAGTGGAGCAAATGCTCCATATATTGATCCAAAAACTTATCAAACAAATACTGGAATTAAATTTAATATACCTTCTGAAATTGATTCGAAAAATCCAATAGCTGCTCTTCAACCAGGAGATATTAATATGAATATCAATAGTTCTGGATATGGGTTAAATTTAAATGATGTCAAAATACAAGGTTATCAATTTGGTTTTGAATTTAACAGAGAAAATATGGATGCGATTGGCTACAAGCTTCCAATTGATAGAGAAATTAATCTTCCATTAATAATTAATCTTTCAGTAGACATGGTTGTTGGTGATCAACAATATGATGATCTTGCAAGTTTAATTAGAGAAGATGCAGATTATAATGTTTCTATATCTTGCAAAAATAGTTGTGTTTATGATTCTAGTTTTACTTGGAATGGGGAAAATCAATCTAGTGAATTTGAAAAGAGATTTGAAAATGCTTTTAATTATCAATTTTTTAATTGTAAATTTGATGGAATCTCCTATGCAAATCAAATTGGCGCAAGAAAAACTGCCAAGTTAAATTTTACAACAGAAGTCGATACTGAAAATTATAATAAAGGAATGCAAGCCTCTGGTCTTTTAGGAATTGAAAAAATAGAAGATTTTATCTTAACCGAAAGTGCTGGTAATTATATCAGCGTGACTGGCGCAGGATCAAACCAAGTAAATGGAGAGTATATAAGGACTGGTATAGCTTTACTTTGGAATAAAATTGGTGGAATTCCATATCCAAATGCTGGTCATTCTGCTATAAGAAAAGTGAATATTAATACGTGGTACATATTACATAATGAATCTATGTATTATGCAGCAAGCTCTACTTCATCAAGTCCATTAAATTTAAATTGGAATGGAGTATCTCCAAAGCCAACTATAAGTTTAGTAGATGGAAATTACATACTTCAAGAAGACAATGATCTTTTGGTTAGTAATCTTCAAGTATTATATTAATTTTACGTGTAAATTTATGATAGGTAAAAGGAAAAATTAATGGCAAACAAGAAAATATCTCAGTTATTCGAAAATCCATACCCAAGAACAGGAGATATTTTTCCTATAGTTCAAGATGGAGTTACATATAAAGTAACTCTTGATAATTTAAATAGATTTCAAAATGATACATATTTCATTACTCATAATTTAGATCCATATATTTTAGATGATCTAAGCAATCGTTACGGAAGATATAGATTTATTAGTGGAAACTTAATGATAAGTGGAAAAGGAACCGACGCTAATCTTCCTCATCCTGGATCTTGCGTTCTCAGACTTTATGATGGAAATTTTATATTAAATGGTTCTGGAATAATTTCTGGTTTAAATTCTGGAGTAACAGACCTTGGTCATACGAATAACACAAAAGGATTATACGCTGTAACAATTGGACAATTCAATGTTTCAAGTGGTTCAAGAAATGAAATATTTGGTTCTAGAAATACTGCTAATGGACAAAATGATATTACAATTGTTGGAGAAGATAATACTTTAAATTCAAGCAATGTAAAAATATTTGGTAATAATAATACTGGTTTTCTTTTTTCAACTGGATCATTTATTGTAGGAAAGCACAACTTTGTTGGCAATACAACTGAGGCAGGAGCAAATTCATTAGTATATGGAGATTACAATAAAGTCAGTGGAAAAAGTACTTTAGCATATGGAAGAAATAATTTAATTAAAATAAAAAGCGGCGCGCTTGAAAAAATTTCTGTTTATGGTTTAGAAAATGACGTTAGTGGAATTGAAGTTGATGTTTACGGAAGATTAAATTTAAATATTGGATTAACAAATCAAATTTATGGTCATAGTAATACTGGATATGGTGATATAAATTTTGTAGCAGGAACTTATAATAAAATACAAAAACCAAGTGTTGAAAATCATATCTACGGAGATTATAATATATTAACAAGAGGAAGTGGAAATTTTGTTGTAGGAAGAAAAAATGAAGCTTCAGCAAATAATTCTAATTTGGTTGGCGAATGTATATTTGTTTCTGGAACTGGCAATTGGGTTGGAGGAAAAGATTCTAATGTTACTGGAATTGATATAGTCTCTCTTGGCAAAGATATTAATATAACTCATTATGGAAATTTCTCAAATGTAGTTGGAAGAGGAAATACGATCAATGGTAATGGATACTATTCTGATGTTTATGGAAGTGATAATTTAAATAGCGGATTTAAAGCTATTATTGTTGGTAAAAATAATACTAATAGTTTAATTAGTTCAGAAACAACAATAGTTGGAAGAATCAATGAATCCTATAATGAAAAACAAGTTATAGTTGGTGAAAGAAATATAGCTACTGCAGTAAGATCTTATACAGTTGGACAAAATAATGATAACCATGGAACTAGCGGTTATATATTTGGAGAAGAAAATGTAATAGGAAACAATTTTCATTTAGGAGAAAGTGAAAATTTAAATTCTTATATTATAGGAAGAAGTAATATAAGTTCTTCTTTTTCAAATAATGCTTATATTTTTGGTTTAAATAATTTTGATTCAGAACAAAATAGTAATAATTATATAGTTGGTTCTGGAAATTCTAATAATGATTATTCTGTAAATAATATATCAGTTGGATATAGTAATACTATTAGTAGTGAAGGAGACGATGCAAATGTTTTTGGCAGAAATAATCTTTTATACGGTAATAATTCTTCGACTGTAGTAGGAAAATCAAATATCATATATGAAGGGACTGGAAGTTATGTTTTTGGTGAAGGTAATCAAGTTACTGTATATGGTACTGATATACGTAGAGCAAGTGTTTTTGGATCTGGAAATGCTGTAGATGGTAATGATTCTGCAACTTATGGATATGGTAATACTGTTGCCACCACTTCTACTCGTTCTCATGTTTTTGGTTTAGGTAATACTTCTTCTGGCGCAGATGCAGTAATAGTTGGTAGTGGAAATAGAAATAATGGCGTTAACAGCATGGTGGTTGGATATGGAAATGAAAATCGATCTGAAGCAACTAATACAGATGTTTTTGGCCGTGGTAATTTATTAAATGCCCAGGCCACTAAAATCTATGGATCAGATAATAGAATTTCTGGGGCGTTTTCTGATATTTATGGAAATAATAATGATCTATTTTTTGGTACATCTATTCGTATTGCGGGAGATCAAAATAGAGTAAGTGGTGCTAATGGCGTTAATATTTATGGAGATCTTAATAATGCAACAGGTAATTTCACTGTGTCTTCGAATATTTATGGAGATGTTAACACTATAGGCGCATCTAACACCAACGCATATATATATGGACAATTTAATAATATAGCATCTGGATCTGTTAATAATTTTATTTTTGGTGATAAAAACCGTATAACTGGTCAGCAAACATTTACATTTGGAGCATCTAATTTCGGAGGACGAAATACTTCTGGATACATGTTCGGCAGAAATAATTTAATGGCTTCTGGATTAACTGGTGCAACAATAATTGGAAATGAAATAATTTTCCCACTATCTGGAAATGCTGGTTATAAATTAAGTCCAAATAATATGAATAGCGCTATGCAAATTGGCGTTAATAATTCTGGAAAAATAACAATTTTACAAAATGGAAATATAGCAATAGGAACTAGTGGAACTCTTCCATTTGAAAATCCACAAGAACTTTTACATGTAAGAAGTGGAAATGTTTTACTTGATGCAACTGAAGGTGGATACTTTAAATTCTATGATAAAAATAGATACGATAATATTCCAGATAATCCATCTCAAGTTAATCAACCTGGTGATATTAGAGCAATAGTATCTGGTGGAAACTTTAAAATAGATGGTGATCTCGTACTCTCTACTGGTATTGGAGAAACTGGTCAATTTTTACATGGAAGAATATTCCAAGAAGCTAAAGTTAGAAATCTAGATGGTAGCATGTGGTGTTATACTCCTTCTGATCTTCAAGGAAATTGTAACAATGCAAGTGCAAATCCATATAATAACACCACAGAAACTGTAGTTGGTACTGACGGAACAAATTATACTCATAAAATTGGTTTATGGCAACCTACTGGATTAGATCTTGGTTGGGATACAATTGGAAGTCCAACAGTAACTTATCCTAGTGGTTATAATAATGGATATGCACAAACAGTTTTATTAAAAGATGGAGTAATTGCAAAACCAGATTTTTGTAATGGAGATTGTAATTTTGATTATCAACCACATGAGGCAGGAAGAATTTCAGGAAGAGCAATTACTTTCCTAGATGGCAATCCAACTTCAGCAATTATAACTGGTAGATATACCCTTATAAATACTCCAATAATGAAAACTACTAATTTATATTTACCACCAGTAAGTCAAAATAGTGGCGTATTATATACTGTAAAAAATCTAGGTCAAGGTAATATTATGGTCTTCTCTACTGGTTCAGAAAAAATAGACTTATTCTTTACTGGATTTATGATAGATCAAAGATTTGCTAGTCATGAATTTTTAAGTAATGGAAGTGGCTGGTTTTTAGTGTAATAAAATGAAAGGTAAAAGGTAACTATGTCTTATATTCCAGAATATCATGAGAATTATTATAGAGTAGAAGGTACAGCCTACAATCAAGGCAAAATCGGTATTGGTACGATTAATCCAGTACAATTGTTACATGTAAGTGGTGGAAATTTCAGATTAGATGGAACTGGATATGTTAATGGTGATCTTAATGTTACTGGTAATTTAAATGTATATGGAACTACTGCTCAATTTGCAGTATCTCAAGTTATAGCAGAAGATAAAAATCTTGAATTAAATGTAGCCACTGGAACTGCAATTGGAGGAGGAAATTATACAACAGTCGCTTTTACCAATGATGCTGGTGCAGAAGATGGTGGACTTATACTAAAATCAAATCAAGGTGATAAAATTCTTGCTTATAAAACAGCAACTCCTAATAGTGGTTGGGTTTCTAATCAAAGATGGATAGTAAGTGGAAATTATGGAAAAGATACTTTACAATTATCAGATACAACTGCTAATGTTGGATTAACTATTGCAACAGATACTAATCTTTATCGTTCTGGAAACAATACTTTAAGAACAGATGATAACTTAGGAGTAGTGTTAGATCTTAATGTTGATGGTAATACTACTTTAGGTGATACTACATCTGATACAGTCACATTTAATGCAAGAGCAAATACAAATCTTGAACCTTCATCAAATAACACAAGAAATCTTGGAAGTTCCGCTTTAAATTGGGGAACAGCATTTCTAAATAATTTAAGAGTTAAATCAGACGCTGTAGTAACTGGTTATTTCAGTGGCCTTGGCTCTGGAACATTTTCAGATGGATCAGGTTTTATAACTACTGTGTTATTAAATAATCCTCTATCAGTAGTTGGTAGCGGAAATAATTACATGCAGCTTAATATTCAAAATTCTGCAACTGGAAATAATGCTAGCGCTGATTTAGTTATCACAGCTAATAACGGAACAGATAATAGTAACTTTATAAATTTAGGAATTAATAATAGTGGATATAATCAATCTACATTTACTAATGGAACTGGATTTGATGGTTATTTATTTATTGATGGTGGAGATTTAGATATTGGTACAAGAACAGCTGGAAAAGCTATAGAATTTCATGCTGGAGGAACAACTCAAGATAAAACTATAGCAAGAATAAGTGAATCTGGATTAAATCTTGTAAGCGGTAATTTAAATCTTGTAAACAGTAATTATATCAGATTTAGTAATTCTCCAGTTATTTTAAATACTACTACCACTGGTGAAGCTTTATTACATATTAGAGCAAATTCAACTCGCCCAATTTTATCTCAAAGTGAATTTTCTGGTGTTACTTTTGCATATCAACCAAGCTTTATAGATAAAAATAGTATAGTTCATTTATATCCAAGAAATGGATCGACAACAACTGATAATTTTGGTTTTGGATCATTAAATACCATGGGAGTAGCAACGGCTAGAGCTGTTACTGGAACTAGTTTTTATACTGCTACAAAAAGAACGGCTTATACAACAACTACATTAGCTAACCCTGTTGGATTTAGAGACGATGGACTTCCTCAATGGATGCGCGGAGGATCTGGATTTGGTGGATTTTATTTTAAATCTAGATTTGGTATTGGTGAAATGGATGGGGCTATATCTGGAAGAAGTCGAGGATTTATTGGAGTCACAAGTTTAATTGGCAATATTTTAAGTAATAACCCTAGCACAAGAAATGTAGATATGCTCGGAATTGGTTTTGATAGTGGAGATAGTACTTGGTCTTTCCTTCATAATAGTGGAGCTAATAATAGTATTAAAGTTCCACTTGTAAATTATGATTGCACAAATAAAAGTGGTAATTTTATTGAATTTACCATGTATGCTATGCCTTCAAGTGGAGTAGGCTTTCATGCAAATATAGCTAATAGTGGCAATACTTTCTCAACTGGATATTATGCAACAACTAATTTACCAGCATTAGGTACAATGATGACTCCAAATGTAAGTTTATATCATCCAAATATAACTAGCGTTACTGGAATCGCGCTTGATATTAATGGTGTTTATATAGAATCTTACAGATAAAATTTTAAATTAATTTAAATTTAAACTTTACTGTGTCTCAATATACTTGAGATATAACTATCGAGTTGGTGATTATAAGCAATCTCTTGAATTTCTTTTACTGCATCTTCATTTGAGTCTGCTGGATTAGAAATATAATCTGATATCTTATCATTCCAATTTTCTGGACTTTCGTTAGCAATAATAATATGAGAAATTTGTTCTGCTATTTCTTTTTGTTGATTGCTCATCTTTTTAATATTATGCATTTCTCTGAGTTTTGCGCCAACTTCTTCTTCTAGTTTTTGAGCTTTAGAAAGATTTTCTTTAATTTTTAATACGCTATATTTTTCATCAAAAGAAGCTTTTGATTGTTGTCCTTGGCCAATTGGTTTGACATTTTTAGTACTTTGAGGAATTCCAGTTGATCCAGCTGGTCTTCCAGCACCTCCAGCTTGAGCTCCTCCAATTAATGGTTGATAAAATCCTTGATCTCTTAATTCTTTATATTTTACTTGTGATTCAAGTGATTCTTCGTTAGTAGGAAGTCTACCTGTTTCAATAGCTTTTAGTCCTTCTTCTGGAGTTAAGATGCCAAGTTCCATTAATCTATTAAATATTCTAGAATATTGAACATCATCTTTAAGATCAATATCTTCAAAAACTGGTTCTGGATAATTTTTAAAACCAAGATCTTTGCTTATTCTACGTATTTCTGGAACTAAAAATTCAGTGATAAAAGTTTGGCGAGCTTGCTTTAATCTTTCCATGAATACTTGTACTTTAATACTTGTATTAGCAAATTTTTCGCTACCAATAAGAATATTATTTAACCCAATTTGAATATCTCTATCTACAACTTCATATTTTTCTGGACCAATAAGATTACCAATTTCTGGAATAACAAATTGGGCTTTAGTTGTATAATCTGCAATAAGAACTCTACCAATGCTTTGATTTTCAAAAAGAGATCTCATAGCTTCAAGATTCTTTTGGTTAATACCTCCATTATTAGGAGTATCTCCCATAGTAATTAAAAGAACAGCTTGTTGCATTGTTCTTGTGATGGCCATGTCCATTTTTTTCATCTCAGCTTTCCAGTTGATATCTTCTAATACTGGAAAACCCATAGGCACAGCAAATGGCTCGTAGTCTTGCTTCTTATAAAATACAGCTGCAATCTTATCTCTTTCGAGAGGAATACTTAAGATTCCTATGCCTTTTTGCATTACTAGATTTTGAGTTTCTTTTGGTAAGCTATTAAATACTTCTTTATCTTCGTCTGTTTTTGGATTCTTTAATCTCTCTAATTCGTAATCACTTAATATTTTGTAGTATCTACCAACTGAAAAATTAATACTTCCACCAATTTGAATATCTGCTGGATTTAAAACTATATATCTTGCTGGTAAACTAACAGAAGCTTTGCTTGTTAAGCCAAATGTTTGAGTGATTTTACTTATATCAGAATCTTGAATTTGAGTATCGAACCTATAAAGAAATACATTACCAGAACGATAATACTCTCTAAAAAACTTATCTTGTAAATCTGATATATTTATCTTCTTAAATAATGCAGAAAAGAAATCTCTACTTTTTTGACTTCCGCCTTGAAAGTATATATTACTAGAACTAAATTCGGTCATTAAATCAATTGTGTTGCGGAAAATCGCAAAGTTATAATAACATTTTTGACAAAGAATAACTGCATCACGGATGTTGATATTTGAACTACCTTTGATACCACTAGAGTATTTAAATGGAATTAAACCATCATCAATATTCTTATATCTTTCTGTTCTTGTTATATTTCCAGCTAGATTTCTTCTTGTTCTAGTCTCGTCTGAGGCTGTTGCTTCGTAGGTTTTACCGCTACTAGCTTCGGCTACCATCAAGGGTTGAATATCGTTATTTTTAGCGATTTTTGTTTTATTTTGATTTTTTTTAGACATTTGTTTAAATTATTACACTTTATGTAATCATTATAGGCGAAAAAGTTGGAATTTCTAATATTTCTGGCTGAGACATAATATCATTATAGCATTTATAGCCCCAATTTGCAAGCATTAAAGCCGAATAATTATCTTTTCTGGCCTTATTAGCAGAAGCACTTCTTTTTAAATGTTGAGGTAAATCAAAGTTTTGATTACCACGGCTAGTAGATGTATATTCAACTAAAGCACATTGTTTTTTGGTTTGATATATGAAATCATCTTGGTTTTCTATAAAATCTAAAGTAGTCCAATCTTTCTTGTCTTCTGTGCGGATTAAGCTTAAATTAGCATTGCTATTCATGACTTTATTAAAGAAGTCTTCGTTACCACCAGTATTTGAAGCAAACCAAATTTTCTTATAATCAATACATGCTTGAAGATATTCATTACCTTTTCTAATAAAATTGCTAGTAAATACTTGATTAATAGCTATTCTACCATCTTGTAAATTATATTTATTTCTAATATCTCGTACCATTAAATCATAATCTAGACCCTCT